TGATTTCTTTTCGACGCGACAATCAAGCCTGATAATTTCTAGCATAAATACTCCGATTCAAATTCTCGATGGGGTTTAAGTCTGACGGATTGATCCAAAATGAGCCATCACTGCGACGCCGCGATGGACGACGTGCCATCCCAATGACGATCCAGCCCACGATGTAGTAATTGGGTGAATTGCCAGTGACCAGCACTGCGATGTCATCTGCTCGATCTCGATCACGCAAGATCAGACATCCAGCCTTCCAGGGTGTGTGCTTGACTTCAAGATTCCACCCCACATCGGCTTGATTCTTGAATGTATTGACTGTGGGTTTCCATTCGTCAATTTGAAAGTATTTGGCGACTGCATTCTCAGCACCGATTGATTCAGCCATCCGTGCAATGTCCTGAAATAGATTCAATTTCTGCACTGAGTAATCCGTCAATCCTTCTGCACCGACTGCTCGATCAAATGCTGCTTTGGCGCACATCATTTCCTCATCGTGATTGAGTTTGATTGGAATCATTTGCACTCCATACATAACCAAATCATCGTCAATCCCTGTGATCCGTCATATCTACCAAATTCCAGGGGTTTCCACTTTTCGCATTTGTCACACCAATCGATTGAAATTGGCTTTGGCTCTTTGATGACTGATCCATCGATCTTGAATGTAGTTGCCTCACCGGTCGAAAGTTTGATGATCTGCATTTCTCCCATCATCACACCTGTGGCTTCCACTGCATATCAGCTGCTCTTACGTACCAAATCGGTGCGCATTGACTAGCCTTTGATTTTTCGGTGCAGGAATAGTTTGCCCATTCCTTACCAGTCTTTGATGACACGCCTTCACGCCATATACGATGCCCGTGGACGCACGTTGGGGCTTCGGCGACTAGTTCACCACCTAACTGGGTTTTGATCTCATTGATGGCACTTGATGCCGTAGTGAAACCATCCTCAGAAAATGGACGTGACCAGGGATCATCATCGATGAAAGCCTTTGGCATTACTTCGACCTGTTCCATTGATTCGCGGCTAGGCTTTGTTTCTGTACCTAGCACCACGCTGGCACACCTGCCAATGGCACTGCTGACTGTATCCTCGACGTACCAGCGCTTCATTTGAACGTTATAGGCAGTAACCATTCCGTGTGCATAATCAATGGCTGCTGGCTTCTCATCCTCATAATGACGATAAATGCGGCATTCGATCAGGATGTATCCCTTTTCAGGACTCCAATCGATGATCGATGTCTCGATGCGATTTGTTGGGTATGTGGCGTGTAGGCGAATGACTTTCTGATTGACCGTTTCGTATCCGTCTAGGAATGACATTATTTCATCCCCTTACGTCCAGCGATCTTGCCTCGGATAAATCCTTCGCTGCGACCTGATTTGAACCCGTAGGTATAACCAGCCATAAAACCGACTAGGACGCCAAATAGCAACCACATCGCTGTTTCGTTGAATGTATACATTTCTTACTCCCGACGGGAGATTTGTCTGAGTCTCCCTACGCATAAGGTGACGCATTGGGCTGACATTTGCAAGGATTCCGCGTGGGATTCGGCGTGTCTAACCTTTCGGATGATCCTTTAGATGCTCAATCAGCAGGGTACGAATTTCCCGTACATCGCCGCGAATGCCATCGGCAAATCCATTGCTGACGGGTCGGGAATTCTTTTCAGCCTTAGCCGCGAATAGTGCAGCGATGGCAGAAATAGTGGCAGCGGCGATCAGTCCAATCGCTGTAATTGCTTCGGTCATTTGGCATTGACGCCAAAATCAGAATCCTTTGGATTCAAGTATCGCAAAATGACCGGTACGACTGCTGATGCGCCAGCCATCAAAATTGCCTTTGGATCAGTAACTCCAGCCATAAACACGGCAAGTCCAGCGGCTATGAATGAACGCAACCAAGATGCGCCAAGTGCTTTCCATTGAGTCATTTTAATAGTCCTAACTTTTCGATCAACGCAGCGGCTTTCGCTGGCGTCAAAGCAATTTCAAAGTGCATTTCATCCTTGCGATTTCTGTAATCGCCACCCCAAATTAAACCGTATTTTTTAGCCAGCGCACGGATCATCGGTACTTTCTCGGATGGGAATGTTCCCACCTTGCCCAATGGATGCTGAGTCGCATTAAGATCGATGGCTGTACCGCTTGAATGATTGCTCAGATTGTCAGTCGATCCTCGAACCTGTCGAAAGCAATAGCCCCAATCGTCCAAAGTTCCTTCATCGATCGGCTCGATAAGTTCGTGGAATTCAGCTGCGAAACCGACCAGCAATGGTGCAACGGCTTTGGCACACGCCAATTTCATTTTTGTGCCTGGCACTGGAAATGATTCGATGCCGATTTCAGCCCTATTTTTGGATGCTATCCATCCATTTTGTGATTTCTGCGTCACAAGTAGAACACTCCCATCGTTTCAAATCGTTTAACGTCAATGCATCGTGTTCACATTCTGGCATCGGTGGAATGAAAGCATCATCGATCGGATCGTATGTGTATCCGATTCCAGCATAATTGAAACGAATATTGGCATTGTATGAGGTACGAACACATTTTTGATTTTTAAAATTGCCATACCAGGTTTCAGGATCAATACCTTCAATCAATTCAGTTTCATCAATTCCGGTAATAACTTCCGTGACGATGTTTTCATCGTTTAAAAATGCGTAGTGAGCCATTAGAAAGTCACCGATCCAGTTCCACCTGTAAATGTATAAACCTTGTATCCGCTGCGGCTCACTGTGCTTAGTGAATAAGTCAAGCCGCTGATTGTAGTAATGTCGGGAAAAGTGTTTGGGTAAGCAATGATGACAACACCTGCGCCACCGTTTCCGCCGCCAGCGCCAGTACTTCCGCCGCCGCCACCGCCGCCCGCACCGCCTGTGTTAGCAGTTCCGTTGCCGCCTGGGTTTCCTGTTCCTGGCGCACCAGTGACCGTTCCACCTGCGCCACCGCCGCCTGATCCGCCAGCGCCAGGAGTTGCTGTACCGACGTTTACCGAGCCACCGCCGCCGCCGCCACGAGTTACCGATGTGCCCGTAATTGATGACGCAGTACCTGCGCCACCTGCGCCACCGTTTGAGGATACTCCAGCGCTTCCATTTGCACCTGCACCACCCCCGCCACCGCCTGTGTTAAATGATCCCGACGCGTCTGTAAAACCTACGTTGCCGCTATTTCCCTGTGATGGTGAAGTGCTCGGCGTATTACCTGCGCCACCTGTTCCTGGAGTTGATGGGTATAACCACGAACCGCCGCCGCCTGATCCGCCACTAGCGCCATTTCTAACGGTTTCCGCTGTTCCGCCACCGCCGCCACCTGCTGATGTGATTGTGCTAAATTGTGAAATTCCACCTGGCGAACCGTTTGCGCTCGGTGATACTGGTGCACCTGCGCCACCTGCGCCGACTGTAAGTGTTAATGGCACTCCGCCAGTGATTGAAAACGATGCATTTGAACGATAACCACCTGCGCCACCGCCGCCGCCACAATAACCACCGCCGCCTGATCCGCCAGCGACAACCAATAGTTCAACGGTAGGCGTGACTAATACTCCAGCCGATGCCACAATTCCTAAAATTTGCATTTTATGAAAGCCCACCGATAATTGTGAAAACGTTTGATGCAGTGCAAATGATTGTCGCTGCGCCATATTGTTTTGTGATTTTTGGTGCTGCGACTGTTGCACCTGCTGATGTAATTGTTACGCCAGCGCCTTGCGCAAATGTCACCTGACCAGCGCCAATTTGCTGAACGTTAATCTGCTGACCTGCTGAAAATACTGATGGTGGCACTGTGACTGTAATTGCGCCAGCATTGTTGCAAGTTACGAAACCAAGTGCATCGCCTGAAACCAATGTGTATGTCGTACCAGTCTGCGCATTAAATGTCAGTAATTTTGGCATTGCTAGTGCAGCCAAATCGTATGCAGCCTTCACCGCCGTTGGAGTCGCTGCTAATACTGATGATGTGGTTGATGTTGAGTCCGAAAGTTGTACTGCACCTGATTGGCTCGTCGATGCTGATTGAATTCCCACTGTGATTGCACCTGATGTGCCGCCGCCTGTAAGTGGTGATGTGGCTGTGACGCCAGTGATATCGCCTTGATCATTTGCGATCCAGGTGAAATCCATATCGGCGTTTGTAGCCTTTGAAAGAATTTGTCCGGTCGTGCCGCCAAGTAGATCAGCCATCGATGATGCAACGGCTTGTCCAAAGACTTCAAAGTCAGCAGGTAAATCCGTGACCAAATCTGTGTTCGTCGGCATTTGCCAGTTGAATGGGGTAGTTGGATTGCTCATTTTTTCTCCTTATGCTACGACTAGCGCATTTTCCCACGTGAGTGTGTTTGTGATGGTGTTCCAGGCTTCCGACACGCTGACTTCTTCCCACTTCAAAGCACGGATTGAATACGCCAGTGGCGACAATAATGCCGTCACTGAAAGCGTGTTGTATCCTGCTGAGAATTGCCAGCCTTCAACGAACCCTGCATATTGACCAGCGGTCATATTTGCTGGCAAATCTGAAATGCGCAGCGGCAAGCCCATAAATATGTTTATCAATGAATCTCGATCTGTATCGTCCAATTCAGGGTTGGTCAATTCATACGTGATGGACTGCATCATCGCCTGAGGAAATGCTCGCAGTGTTAAGTAAAACGCAGCCTGGTCAGTGGCATCCACACCATCGTGCAGCGTGGTCGTAATAATTTGACCTAATCGACCAAATATTGCGATCGATTGTAAATCCTCATCGGATACTTCATTGTTGGAATTTGCGCCATATTTGATGGTTACGTCATTGCGTACATCGCCTGATCTAGTTTGAATCTTGATGCCCTGTGCCAGTGCCTCAGCAGCTGAAACGTTCACATAACCATTCGCAGCAAGGTATTGCGTTCGATGCGTTGAATCCGCGTATGAAATTTGCCCCTGAGCATTTTCGTAAATGTAGCCAAGTCCTGATGTGGCAATCGCTGAAACCAATGAATACACATCGATTGGATTGGCTGATCTAGCCGCTATATCGTAGTTTCCAGGTGTGTCAATCTCACCAAGTCCGACATTCTGAGCATTTGCCCACGTTTCGGTTGCTGGCGTGTATGTACCCCACGTCAATACTGCTGGCACTTCGGACCAGTTATTTATCAGCAAATCTGTCAATACTTCCAAAATTTGATTTCCATCAAAATCACGACCGAGAGTTGTCAGCCAGTTTGCCTTCGGTAGCCTTGAAAGCGCACCCAAAGCCACGATTGATATCACCTGATTGATTGCTATTGATCCGCCTGATGTCACCTCGACGGATAAGTCTGTGACCGATCCACCCCAAATCGGCACGAAAGTATCGGTTGAATCTTTGATGGCAATTCCGACCGCATCATTGATGTTGATATTTACCTGTGATTGGGTCACATTGTAAAGTTGCAGATTTAAATAACCTGCCTGGGCTTGTTCATAAATGTTGGATCGACCACTGGTCGCCGTTAAATTGGCTAATACGTAATTCTCATAATTGACGCCATTGATGGTGACACGCCAAATCGGATTCCAAAGCGTCATTAAGATACCAATGCGGCTGCGCCGTTTGTGCCTCGATAATATGAATTATTCAAAACGTTGATGATGCTTCGGGCTGTACCTTCGGGATCGATTGCGCCAGTGACATTGAGATTGATTGTGGTACTGCCACCCAATCGGTTATTTGG